AATCTGTATATAATGGAGGGCGAGGATGTCACGCGGTGTTATCAAATTTGACTTTAGCGTTTTTGCTCGTTGTTTTGGTGGATTCAAACAAGACTGTAGAATCCGACCCCTTCATGTTTTTTCGCGATGTTTATCGTTGCAATCAGTTTGCCTACGCTATCTCGAGCGGACAATGGTCCCCAAAACACAGGCCCTATTGGCGAAACCACAAAATCACTGCGTATTGCGTTCCACGCAGAGTGCCCGAAAATACCAAATTTTACGACTGAGGAATTAATGAGAAAGCGTAGAGAAAAATATGTTTGCAAATTTTGTAATGGCGACGATCCAAAGCAGTTTACCAAAAATTGCTTTTACGAGTGCCGGAAGTGCCGGGCGCTTCGATCAAAAGATATACATTTTGAAACTTATCTTAAAGCTCTGGAAAAACAGAGACTTGCTCAAACTTATTGGGATCAACATGTGGCAAATTAGCGCGGGTTTAGGTGTTGCTTTAGCCATCACAGGCGGGGCTTTTAAATTGTACTTCGACAAAGCGGAGGCGGAAAAAGAAGCGCTGGCTGTGCAACTGCGGCAAGCAGCGGATAATCAAGTGGTGCTAGAAAATAGTATCGCCGGGTTAAACGAACAGGTGTTGCAAGCAGAAGATGCGCGCAAAAAAGCGTTCGAGCAAATCAGTACCCTGCAAGCGGCAAACGATGAGGCGCGGCAAGAAGTGAGCGATTTACGTGAAAAATTTAACAAACACGACATGAACATTCTAAGCCTGCGGAAACCGGGGCTTATCGAAAAAATCATCAACAACGGAACTCGGGAGGTCTTGGATGAGTTTGAGAATCTTACTGTCTCTAACGCTGATAACGACTAGCGGCTGTAGCCTGCTAGGGAACAGCCCTTATGTCCCCGAGGTCAAACCGGTGGAGGTGGTCACGATCACCAAACCGGCGGTCGTATATCATCCACCGCTACCGAATCAAATTAAAACAAAACCGGTGGAGTGGCGCGTTTTGACCCCAGCAATCATGCAAGAATATTTGACAGATCTGAGCGAAGGGAAAGCGCCGACCAACGTCTACTATGGGGTCAGTCCCCAGGGGTATGAAAATTTGTCGATCAACATGGCCGAATTGAAACGCTACATACGGCAAGCGTTGTCGATTGTCGAATATTATCAAGATTTATACGAGGAGGAAGAAGATGGATCGGATATCACACCAGGACATTAGCGTCGTCTGCGCCGAGTCCTATAACAAAAAAACTTTCGAGGAACTCAACATTGAAGTGTTAGTTGAGGACAATGTGTTCGCATTTCGCGGCACCGATGAGCCAATGGACGCAATCCGCGACCTACGGATCTTGCCAATCTGGACCAGGGAACTTGGTTGGGCGCCGGCAGGATTCTTAAAAGCGGCAAAACGGTTAATGCCCAAATGTCTGTCAGAGATGATGGCGAAAGACCTAGAACCAAAAAACGTCGTATTAACGGGGCATAGCCTCGGCGGTGCGGTGGCATTATTGGTCGGAGCACTCATGATGCGTGATGAAGTTAAAGTACGAGAAATTGTCACTTTCGGAGCGCCCCGTTGTGGCCGCTTAAAAATCCTGGATGGGATTGAGGTGACGATGTATCGGCACGGTAAGGATATCGTGCCTCTCGTACCACCACTCATGCGTCGTCACAAAAAAATGATTAATTACGGGCAGAAAAATTCGTTTATCCGCGATCACTACATGCACCACTATATCAACATGCAAAAATGCCAAAAGCTTGTATGTGATGTATAGCGTCAGCGTTTGAACTAGAGGAAAACCTTATGGACCTAGACAAAAATACTCCGTCAAATAAAACAGTCGAACCGGATTCTGATCTAGCCGCGTTAGACACTAACGGCGACAACGTCATCACGCAAGAGGAATATCAAGCGAGTGAGCGGGCGATTCGGCTGGAATTGCTAAAAAACCAGGATCAAAAAGAAGACGCACAATTGCGCATGATCTGGTTTGCCTTGCTATCGCTATTGATTTTTCCGATTTTGCTAATGATTTCGTCGGTGTTCGGGTTGGAGGATGCTGGAAAAAACCTAACCGACATGAGTTCAATCTTTTTCCTGACCATTGGTGGCCTGGTATCGGTGTTTTTCGGCGCTCAAGCAATCAAGAAAAATGGTAATGGACGATGAACCCTGCCAGCAGAGAAAACGTGTTCGAGCAACTGAAGATTGACGAGGGCGTCAAGTACGAAATTTACTTAGATCACCTCGGGTTCAAAACGTTCGGGGTAGGTCACTTGTGTCTGATAGACGACCCGGAGTATGACCAGGAGATCGCGACCCCCGTCAGTGAAGAGCGCGTCCAGGAATGTTTTGAGAAGGATCTCGACATCGCGATTGACGAGTGCAAAGTTTTGTTTGGCGAGAACCGATGGGGCAGTTTCCCGGACGAGGTCCAAGAGATCTGCGTCAACATGATGTTTAACCTCGGCAGGCCACGCTACAGCAAGTTTAAAAAACATCTTGCAGCCTTAGACGCCGAGGATTGGTCGGAGGCTGCGAAAGAAGCGCGCGATTCGCGATGGTATCGACAGGTAGGCGATAGAGCCGAGCGTCTGTGCCGGCGTCTGGAAGCGATCCATGAGTGAAATAACGATAGCAGAGAGAACAACAAAAACGCGTGATGATTTGCTTGATCGAGCGAAAGACTTGGTCAACGGGCCCCGTAATAAAATTTACGGCGACCCGACCACGAATCACGAACGCATTGCAGACCTATGGACAGTGATTCTCAAACGACGAGTCACGACCCACGAGGTCTATCTAATGATGGTGGCGCTGAAATTGAGCCGGTTGATTGAAACCCCAGGACATGAGGACAGTTGGGTGGACATGATTGGGTACGCGGCACTGGGAGGAGAAAATGAGTCTACAAATGGCGATGTTTGCCCCGAAAACCGAGTGGATCCCGCCTATCGAACTGCCCGACTTGACGACGGCAAAACAGATAGCGATTGACGTTGAAACCAAAGACCCTAATCTAAAAACCAAGGGGCCAGGATGGCCGACCGGCGATGGACACGTCGTCGGGTATGCTATCGCGGCGGAGGGTTGGTCCGGGTATATACCGATTCGACATCTAGGTGGCGGTAACCTAGACGAAAAAATTGTTAACCGATGGCTGAAAAAAGTCTTCGAATGTCCGGCAGATAAGATTATGCACAACGCGTCTTATGATGCGGGCTGGATCAAGCGCATGGGCTTCACGTTGAACGGGCGGCTCATCGACACGATGTTGATCGCGTCGTTGTTAGACGAAAATCGGTTTAGTTACAGTTTGAACGCACTGGCCTATGATCTTTTAAATAAGACCAAAAGCGAAAAACAATTAGTGGAGGCGGCGAGGGAATTCGGAGTCGATCCGAAAGCAGAAATGTGGAAACTCCCCGCAGGTTTCGTTGGTCCCTACGCTGAGGCTGACGCTGAACTCGCCCTCGAACTCTGGCAATTTTTCTCGGGACAACTTAGCCAGGAAGAGCTCTGGCCTATCGCCAACCTCGAGCTTGAACTGCTCCCATGTCTCATTGACATGACGTGGCGGGGCGTCAGGATCGACCAGGAACGGGTCGAGCGAACGCGGGATGCTCTCCTCAAGCGGGAGGTCGAAATTCGCAAGCAAATCAAGCACATCGCGGGCTGTGATGTTGAAATCTGGGCTGCTCAAAGCCTCGCCAAAGCGTTCGACAAGTGTAATATCGCATACCCACGCACAGAGAAGGGCCATCCGAGTTTCACAAAACTCTTCTTGCAGGAGTCGGAAGAACTCCTTCCGAAACTCATCGTCCAAGCGCGGAACCTCAATAAGGGCTCCGGGACATTCATCAATACCATCATGAAACACTGTGACAAGGACGGCAGAATTCATTCTCATATCAACCAAATTCGTAGTGATGATGGTGGCACGGTTAGTGGTCGGATCAGCATGAACAATCCCAATTTGCAACAAATCCCGGCCCGTGACCCAGAATTAGGTCCGATGATTCGCTCTTTATTCTTACCAGAAGAAAACGAACAATGGGCGGCCATCGATTTTTCGCAGCAGGAACCACGGATCCTGGTGCATTATGCCTCTGTTTATGGCAAAACTCGAGGAATTGAATTGGAAAAAGCCGCTGATTTTGTCGAGGCTTACCAGAACGATCCCGACATGGATTTCCATACGATGGTCGCGGAAATGGCTAACGTGCCACGGAAACAAGCCAAAACCATCAACCTGGCGATGATGTATGGCATGGGCGTGAACAAATTGTCCGAGCAGCTTGATATCCCGGTTGATGAGGCGAAAACGTTGGTGCAGCAATATCATGACCGCGTGCCCTTCGTCAAAGGGCTTATGCAGGGCGTCACGAATCGCTTGAATGACAAAACCTCGGGCGGCTCGGTACGCTCAATTTTGGGCCGAAAATGCCGATTTGATTTATGGGAGCCCGATACTTTTGCCATGAACAAGGCGCTGCCTTATCGCGAAGCGGTCCAGGAATATGGGCCCACGACTAAGTTAAAAAGGGCGTATACCTACAAAGCTTTGAATCGATTGATCCAGGCAAGCGCAGCGGACATGACCAAAAAGGCGATGACGGATATTTACAAAACCGGTAAAATACCGTTGATACAAATCCACGACGAAGTCGCCATGTCGGTCGCTAGTCGTGAAGAAGCGGAGAACATTGCAAAACTTATGACCGACGCTGTCCCGCTGGAAGTGCCGAACAAATGTGACATCGAAATCGGCCCTAGTTGGGGCGAGGCAGAATGAAATGGATATTACATCGATACCGCCCACTGAAATTGCTTGGAAAACGGTCGCCGTCCAAAAAGCCGCGCGCCTACAGGAAGGGGGAGCGGGAAAAACACTCAAACAAATGGTTAGTACAATCCCGCCTGTCTTATATACAGAAGGCGGAAAGATCGAACAAAAAAATCTACCAAGTTCTCGATTGAACGTGCAAGCCTAAACAGGTTATACTCCGTCCGTCGGGTATCCTTCCTCAGTAGTTATCCTGCAAGATAACCAATCCCCACACCCGACATTATTGTTACCCCCGCTACGGCGGGGGTTTTTCTTTCTTTTTCCCATAACATCGCATATAATCGTGTACATAGGAGAAATTTTATGGACACTTCCAAGTGGAAATCGGTGCTCGTGCCCAGGGACGAGTACGAAGAACTCAAATTATTGAGTAAATCTGAAGGGCGTACCATGAGCGGGCAATTGCGCCTTATGTTTAAAGAATGGAAAGCCATGCGCCGCGAGAATTTAAAAAACGAGGCGACCGCTTGACAATGCCGCATACGCTTGCTAATGTTTGCGTACTTCGTGGACTGACCCCACAGGATCAACAGGCGACGGCTTGTTGGCAAGTCGGTCTCTAGTGTGTGTGAAACCCTAAGCGGACGACCTTCGCTTGGGGTTTTTTTATGGAGGAAATAAAATGTTAAGAATAAAACCACCTTTTGTTTGCACTTTGAATCTCGACAACGCTCAACGTGAAGCATTGTGGCGGCAGCGCTTGCGCAGTTACCGTCGAAACTTTCGTTTACACCTAGTGAGGGGAGAGGCATGAAAAAATTTTTATTGTTGGGTTTACTATTGCCTGTTCTCACGCAGGCGGAATGCTTCCCCGTTACCGACGTGGTGAAGGTCGTAGACGGCGATACGATTGATGTGCGCATCAAAGTGCTGCCCACGGATCTGGACCTCCTGGCCGAAATTAGGGTACGTATGGAAGGCATCAATGCCTGGGAGTCGCGCACCAGGGATCAGGCCGAAAAAACAAAGGGCTTGGCGGCAAAAGCACGGCTCACGGAACTGGCCCAGGGACAAATTACCGTTTGTCTGAACGGCAAGGGCAAATTCGGGCGGTGGTTGGGCACGTTGTTTGATGGAGATGTCAATATCAACGAACAATTAGTCCAGGAAGGTCACGCGCACTACTATGACGGCGGAGCCCGCCAAAGTTTCAGCGAATGATCTACAATTTGTATATTTTTGGGATTACGCACGTCTTTTTATGGAACGCTTTTCCAGATATGGCGGAGTGCAAAGCAGCGGCCCTGGAACTCAACACCATTATCGCGACCAGGCATGACGGCAAAACGTTTCGGGCCGAGTGTTTGGCGATAAAAGTGTGCGAAAAAAATGTGTAGACGGCTCGAGCAGTAGGCGAGTGGCAACGTCTCAAAAACACATGCTGGCAGAGCCGTCCCCGTTAAGTAGGCCGGGCACATCAATGCTTAATGTGTTTAATTGCCACACAACAATAATGAAGGAGGAAGGATAAATGGTTACACGACCAGAGTTTTGGGAATGGATGAAAACGTGCCCGACCGAGTGGCAGCAGGAGCAGACTAACGATCCTTTTGGAAAAATATGGATTAGTTTTGCTATCGAATTTCACAAGGTGTTGCCCGAATCTACGACAGCCAAACATCTGCGGTGGGAAATGGAAAAAAATGACACGGACGCCTGAACCAAAATTAGATCTTTCAGAGTTAGATAAAGTCATTGCTCAGTGGCAACGTGAGCGCAAAGAAAAGCAGCAGGGTTTCCTCAAAAACCTTGGTTCACCGTCCCCGCCCGGTGGCTGCGCGAGGCGGGGTTCACGGGACACGTGAGGGTGAACGTTTTTTAGAGCGCTTTGAGAAAATCCCTCGTAAATAAAAAACTAAAGCTGGCTCCGGGAGGTTGCGAGACCTCATTTTTGTCGTTTCACGTGGAACGAAATCGTTACTGTTTGTTATATAGCTACAAAAATAAAAAAAATAATTTTTGTAAAAATAGCCGTAACCGGTGTAACCGTGTAACTTTTGGACAAAATCCCTTTATATATAAGGGTTTACAAGAAACATAAACTAAGAAATAAAAAAGTAACGTAACCATAGTTTGTGTAACCTTATTTGCCAAAAGTGCGTTAAGGGGGTCTGAGAATTTTTTTATAAAAAAATAATTCTGGACATACATATAATAGATTAGGTATTTTAAGGCGAACTGTCTGAAAATAACGGGTTTTATGAAAAAACACTTAACTTCGGTCCCCAAAAAACGGGGTAGACCACGACTTACGGCAAAATCCCCCCTCACGAGAAGGCAGGATCTGTTCGTCAAAGAATTAGTTAGCAAGGACGGTCAAATAACGATGCGGGAGGCTGCGATTAACGCAGGCTTTAGCGCCCGGTCTGCCCATACCAGAGCCTATGAAATGACGAATCCCAACCTGTATCCGAATATCTGTGCCAGGATTAGAGAGTATCGGGCTGAATTGGATGAAAAATATGGGGTGGATTACAAAAGACATTTACGAGACCTGCAACTCATACGTGACGGCGCGATTGAAGCAGGTGCCTGGAGTGCGGCCACTATGGCCGAGTACCGGCGCGGTCAGGCTGAGGGAAACATCTATGTCAATAAATCCGAAGTGCGTCACGGTTCTATCGATTCGATGAGCAAAGAAGACGTGATGAGAGCTTTGAAAGAAATTAAGGAAAGTTATGCCCCGATTACCATTGACGAAGTCTATGCCGAAGGATCGGACAATGCCTCGAACCGCTCTAAGGCGAGAAGCAGGCTTTTGGAAGCAATTCCGGACAGCACTGAGCAATCACGCGAAAAACAAGAGGATCAATTGGACCCGACTTGAAACCTGGGCAATGCCTGGGGTTCCGGATGTGGTTTTGCAAAATGAAAAAGGAGATTTCATTTTTGTCGAACTCAAGGCCACCGGTAGCAACGCCGTTGATTTGAGACCCCACCAGGTCAGTTGGCTGACCAAACATGCGCACGGCAGTGTTTGGATATTAGTAAGACAAGAAACTTCAAAGATGGAAAAACCAAAGCTTTACCTGTTCGCAGGCTCGGACGCTGTCGATTTAAAAATGGAGGGTTTGACCAAAGTGGACCCTGTTTTTACATGCGAAGCTCCGTTTACCTGGGAGACTGTTCTCGACTTGCTTTTGGATTAAGACCTTGCTAAACTCGCATATCTCAACCAAAAGTGGAGGTATGAAATGAAAAGTCGGAGATATGAAATGGAGGAGGCAGCCTTTGACTCCCCCACCAAATTACGTTCCAGTCTGGAGGCAGAATATCAAATTTATTTGTTCTGTGCAGACGCGGGCAATGGCCTGGACGTTACGACGGGCGAGCCGCTCAAATCTTTTGATGAATGGCTGGGGAGTTAGTATGACTTATCTCAAACAAACTATCGTAATTGGTTATAAAGAAGACGAGCTTAAAATCTCGATTCTTAACGGTCATTGGTCAGGTGACAGTGTGCTTGGTTTCGTCCGGCGGACAAAGCTAGATTTGAATACCGTAGAATATCGACACGATGTTCTGGACATGTCTGGACATGGTCGCGGCGAGGAGGGCGCGAGGTTCCAGTTTGACGACAATCACCAACTGATTAAAGTGAGGGACGCCGAGGCGTACGACGACAGCCAGGATGTGTGGGATTTGATGGAGGTGTCCGAATGAGCTTACTGAAACAAACTGTTATTGTGGGTTTTAAGGGCGATGAGTTTAGGTGCTCTATTTTACACGGTCATTGGAAAGACGAAACCCTGCGGCGTTTTGCGGAAAGATGTAAAATCGATTTGCGAACCGTGATTTTCCATCGAGACGTTACAAACACGTCCCTCCTGGGCAGTGGCGAGATTGGGCCGAGGTTCGAATTCGACGAAAACCAGCAAGCCGTCAAGCTCGAGGAGGAGACCGAAAAATGTTTTTAATCGAATTCCTTATCGAATTGATATACGGAAAAGACACCGTCCAGAAAAATAGAAGAAGAAAACAACGCCGGCGGCGATAAAAAAACCTTTTAACCGGGCCCAGATAGGGCCCTTTTTTTTGCTTGCATATCTTGCTAAAGTCGCATATTATCCTATATACACGCTAAAAAAAACGGAGTTTTACAGATGCAATACCCCAAAAAACTTTTGGACACCGGCGCCAGTAATACCAAGATTCGCAAAACGCAGAAACAAGGCGACGCCGTTCGAATGGCTAGCCTTTCACTTCTGCCGGATTCTATATTATGCCCGCACTCGAGTGCGGCGGGTTGTTTTGATGTTTGTTTGAAAAGTAGCGGGCGCGGTCGATTTGACAATGTTTCAAGAGCTCGGCAGGCAAAAGCAGACTATTACCACGAGGCCCCGGAGTTATTCCTGGACCAACTCCGCAAGGAATTGACACTGTTCGTTAAGGTATGCGCCCGCGATAATTTGAAAGCAGTCGCCCGGCTTAATGTTTTAAGCGATATTGCCTACGAACGCCACGAAATACCCCAGGAATTCCCCAACATATTTTTCTATGATTACACCAAGACCGCTCACAGATTGGCGCCCGGTCGTACGCCAGATAATTATGAGCTCATGTTTTCTTACAGCGCCAAAAAAGAATACGCGCACAGCGTCAAGAAAGCATTGCTCACCGATGTACCTATAGCGGTCGTTTTTAAGACAATGCCCACTGATCCTAATTTCCGTTTTCTAGGCCGACCGTTCGTAAACGGTGACGCTAGCGACTTATTAAACCTCACCGCAAAGAATAAAATTGTGGCTCTGAAATATAAAAGAAGTATGGCCGAGGATGACGTGGTGGACAATTCCGACTTCATCATTGACCCAACCAAAATTTTAGCGAGGGCGGCGTAATGACATTTGAAAAAAAACCGACTTGGGAACTGGCCGCGATTGTTAAGGCTTTAAGCCTCCATCCTTGGCTTAACACCTCCGAGGAAAACGAGCGGCTCGAGGCTTGCAAGCGAATATTAAAAGCTAGAAAAGTTTGTGATAATCGCTTATAATTGCAGTTCACACATTAAACGAGGTTTACAAAATTGAGCAATTATCAAGAATATCTAAAAAACATTAAACTCAAAAATAATCATTTCGACATCAAGTGCGCAATGGAACGCTTTCACGACGTTTTCTGCACTTGCAGTGACCAAGACCGCCAAATACTCGAGCAGTTACTGGGCACTTGGTTCATAATGTCATTGGAACATTTCGCAATTGAGGAAGACAAGCAAAGTAATCTACTCCCAGAGATCGATACTTACCCCTCTGCCTGCGCGAATCTACGAGAAGAAATTGAAGAGAAGCATTCCGAAGCCTTGTTTTCATTAGTTGCGCATAGGTGGGAAAAAGCAACGGAGGGCGCCGCGAATGAATAATGTTATTCCTTTTCCCGTACAACCTGCCCGCCTTAAATTATCCGGCTTTAATGCTACTCGCATTATGGGGAAAAAAGACTTTCAAACCTTACTAACCCAACTTCGCCGCGACGGCTGCAAAGTTAAAAAAGAACTTGGCGCGTACACGGTCAACCTGTTCGGCGCACAAGTATTGAAAGCTTTTCCGGGTAATCGCGTCTATGTGTTGAAGCTTGATCCGAGATTTTTTGAGGAATAAACGCGAACGTACGACAAACAAAGGGCCTGCAATGGCCCTTTTTTTTCGCTCGATTATTACAGTGAATCAAGGCCCGGCCCCCGTGCCAGGCACGGCGGGAAACGTACCGGGCATCGTTGGCCGTGTTAAACGTTGCCGGAACTGGGCCCTTGCCGCGCGGGTCATGGTCCCCGGCCCCCGGTTCGTGGTCCCCGGTTCGTGGTCCCCGGTTCGTGGTCCCCGGTTATTGGCGCCCGGTCCCCGGTCCCCAGTCGCCGGGACAAACTGATATCAGTTCGCCGGTCATGGTCCCCGGTCCGGGTCCCTCACTTAGGGGCCCCGCGATATCGGGTCAAAATCCACGGACCAGCCACCAGAAAAAAATTTTCAAAGCGTAAAGGTTAAGGTTGTTGTGGTAGAGGTAAAGGTCTATGTTTCGCGCAAATATTTACCCGTAATTTGATATCCTGTTCACTGTCTTATAAATATGCTTAAATTCGCATATATTCGCGTAGGGTCCCCCGGATGAATCAGGCATCGTTAGAGGAGCAAGAGCTAAAATTAAGACTCCGTTTAGCGCAGTTGGAGCGCAATGAAGCTTGTCAAAATAATTTTTTAACTTTTGTCCGTAGGCTATGGCCCGAGTTCATTACAGGGCGACACCATAAAATTATTGCCGAGAAACTCGAACGGGTAGCCAGGGGCGAATTGAAACGTTTGATCATCAACATGGCTCCACGGCACACGAAAAGTGAGTTTGCGTCTTTTCTTTTTCCCGCTTGGATGATGGGCCGTAATCCGCGCATGAAGATCATTCAGGCAACGCATACGACCGAGCTTGCGGTGAACTTTGGTCGTAAGACCAAGAACCTGATTGACAATGACGAGTACAAAGAAATCTTTCCCGAGGTCAAATTAGCAGCGGATAGTAAAGCCTCTGGTCGTTGGGATACAAGTTCGGGTGGGATGTATTACGCCGTGGGCGTCGGTTCAAACCTCGCGGGCCGTGGTGGTGACTTGGTGATTATTGATGATCCGCATTCGGAGCAAACAGCCATGTCCAATACAGGTTTTGATGATGCCTGGGATTGGTACACTGGGGGCCCCCGACAACGTCTCCAGCCGGGTGGTTCGATTGTCTTGGTGCAGACGCGCTGGTCGGAGAAGGATATGACCGGGCAATTGATTCGTGCGATGGCAAAAGACCCGTTAGCGGACCAATGGGAGATTGTGGAGTTACCAGCAATTTTTGATGATGGGCAGCCTTGTTGGCCGGAGTTTTGGAGTCTGGAGGATTTGACCGCCGTCCGCGCTTCTATTCCGCCGAGTAAATGGAACGCGCAGTATCAGCAGAATCCCACGGGCGAAGAAAACGCAATTATCCCTCGCGAGTGGTGGTGCAAGTGGGAGCAGGATAATGTGCCGCAGTTACAGTTTGTTATCCAGTCTTACGATACGGCATTCAGTCGCCGCGAGACTTCGGACTACAGTGCGATTACGACGTGGGGTGTTTTTTACCCGGTGGAGGGCGAAGGTCCAAACTTGATTTTATTGGATAGCAAAAAGGGGCGCTGGGACTTTCCTGAGCTCAAAGAGATTGCGCTCGAGCAATATAATTATTGGGAGCCTGATACGGTGATCGTGGAGGCTAAGGCCAGCGGTTTACCGTTGACGCAGGAGATGCGTCAGACGGGGATTCCGGTGGTGAATTTTACGCCGTCGAAAGGTAACGATAAGGTCAGCCGGGTACACGCCGTCTCGCCGTTGTTTGAGGCTGGGATGGTTTGGGCCCCCGATACAACTTTTGCTGAGGAGTTGATTGAGGAGGTGGCGGCGTTCCCCAATGGCGAATACGACGACCTTGTGGATAGTATGACGCAGGCTTTGATGCGGTATCGGCAGGGTAATTTTGTGCAATTGCCGTCAGATAGTTGGGAAGATGGGGTACAATCTGCTAGAGTTCGCGCATACTACTAACATTTTTGTGTAATGTCCGAGCAAAGTTTGATACCGGGGCACTCTCCGGCAAAATTCGAGTACGGCTTACCTGATGATGCTCAGTTAAGTGGCATCGGTCGCTTTCTACAGGCTTTTTCGCCTTTTCGTTACCGCGTGGAGCAAGACCCACGAGCTCCGATTCCTGTCGAAGGGGCTTCTACTTTTGGGGTCGATGAGCGTGGTGTACCGTTTGAAGAACGTGTGTATACGGAGGCGGTCCCCGGTCAGTATGGCGAGGGTGAGTTTGGGCTGTCCTATATGCCTGCTGCACGGGCCCTGGGTCAAGGCCTAGAATTTTTCAAAGATTTAGTGATGGATCCGATGACGCGAGAGCGGGCCGCGAACGTGATGCGGCAAACGCCGGAAATAGCGTCGGAGATGGTACGGCAGGAGCAGCTAAAACTGGACGCCGCGAGTCGGGGATTTGATTTTGTTAGCGATCCTGAAACGGGTGCCGCGTTGCCGACGGATGAGACCGTATTGTATGCCCCCGCGTTGCTGGCAGCCGGTCGGGTTCTTGGGCCCTCGGTGCCCGAAAGCACGTTAGGTATTTTTGGTGGCCGCACCGGTCGTTCGGCAAAGGTAATGACCAAAGAATATGACGCGCTCCGTAAGCAAGGGCTCTCGAATCACGAAGCTTTTCATGAATTGGTCCGGCGGTCGAAAATTGTGGACGAGCGTGAAGAGTTGCCCGGCGAGGGTTTGGTGCGGGATATTTTACAACTGGGTGACAGGAAAGGTTCTTTTTTCCCTGCCTATCGAGATCCTTTAGAACCGGACGCCATACGATACATTATTCCTGACGAGCAAGCTGAGTTGATTGTAAAATCCTCCTATGATGACGCTGGCCGTTTTATTCCCAACAAGCGCAACGAGGCCAATGAAAAAGTTGCCCCTCCTGGTTTTTACGTGGGACAAGTCGGCATGGAGTTTACGCCGGGCACCACGGTCGGTGACATTCTGAACGATCCCCTTTTGTTTCGCGAATATCCCATTTTGAAAAACTATCCTGTAGTAGGCAACAAAGATCCCAAGGACCGCACCGCTAGTTTCAACACGGCCACCAAAGAAATCAGCTTGCCACGACCCAGTTTTTTCAAGACGACCGCAAGCAACGAAGGTCTTACCCTAGAAGAAAAAAGAGACAAAGAGATTCAGTTTGTCACTAGTGCCTTGCGCCACGAGCTACAACACGCGGTCCAGGATCTTGACGAGCGTAGTGGTGGTGCGAACAAAAACCAATTTAAGGACGAGCAATATTTAATACTAGAAGGCAATAAAAACGCTTTGGGAAGAGCGTTGAACATCAGACTGGATCAAATTTCGGAGAGTTTATTGGAATTAAACGCCGAGGCGCTTCAAAAACAGCCGGAGGCCCAGCTTTTTGCCAAAGCCGTCAGTCAAAGTGAAAAAGCAAAGCACAAAGAAGCTCTGAAAGAGAAAATTTTGGACACCACGATGGATGCGTTACGGGTTTCTGGAGCGTCCAACGCAGGCGCGTCTCGGTTATACAAAAAATTAGTGGATCTGTTGGGTAGCACGGAGTCGGCGGACGAGGCTCTAGAAGCGCTCCGAGCCACAAGCAAGCAACGCGCAGAATACAACAAAGCGGATCGCAGGTTCAGAGAAAAAGAAAACGAGGTAGAAGATTTGTATCTCGCTAATCCAGGAGAAGTGGAGGCCCGTTTGACCCAACTTATGAGCGACGGCGTTCCTGCGGGCAAATTTTTTGCGTACTTTGACGTTCCTGAAGATGCTGGTAGAGAAATTATGCGACTTATTCCGGATAAATTTGATGCTTTAGACCCGCGCTTCTTATACAACGGCATTCGAGTGGCGGAGGATATTACCGGCGAAGAGTTACGTCGGGTCCCCCCAGATATTTTACGCAATTTAGTAACGAGGGGCGGCAAAATCGATCCGACGCAGATAAATCGGTCGCTCATCCCAGAATCTTTTTCGCCAGAAAATAAAGCAGAAGGTGGTCCTGTAGGCGGTCTTGATGTATATTTTGATCAAATGGAGTTGATGCGAGGGTTAAATGTCTGAAGCAGATACCGGCCAGGGTGGTCTTATGGACCGAAATGTCCCCTCTCAATTGGACATCGAAGACCTTGAAGCAGAACTAGAAATAGAATTACCGGGGTCACAGAATGATGTGACTGCCATGATCCAAGCAGAAAACGTTGGTGAGATCGCAATCGAGGCGGAAGAAGACGGTGGTGTTGTCATCGACTTTGATCCCCAGGATGCTCGAGGGACTAGCGACGACTTTTACGCGAACCTGGCAGAAGAGATGCCAGAACGAGAGCTTGCTCGCATCGCCAACGAACTATTGGGCGAATTCGACGCAAATAAAGCCAGTCGGCAAGATTGGGAAGACGCCTACGCAAATGGGCTCGAGTTACTTGGTTTTTCATACGAAGAGCGCACGGAACCTTTTCGCGGTGCCTCTGGCGTAACCCACCCGCTTCTAGCCGAAGCAGCAACGCAATTCCAAGCCCAAGCATTCAACGAGCTTTTACCACCCTCTGGGCCGGTGCGCACAGTCGTTATGGGCAAAGAAACTGCGGAAAAAATGGACCAGGCCCAACGCGTCAAGCAGTTTATGAATTATTACCTGACCAATGTCATGGAGGAATACACGCCAGACATGGATCAGATGCTGTTTTATTTGCCTCTGGCAGGCTCAACTTTTAAGAAAACGTATTTTGATGAAGCTTTGAACCGCGCGGTCAGCAAATTTGTGCCGGTAGAAAATTTAGTCGTCCCTTATGAGACCGCAGATCTGGAGACGTGTCCGAATATCACCCAAGTTGTTCGCATGTCTCTCAACGATTTGCGTAAAAATCAGATATCGGGTTTTTATTTAGATATTGAAGTGTTACCGGCGCAACAAGATATTACGTCGGTGATGGAGGAGACCAACCGCATCGAAGGGGTTGAGCCCTCACAAATCGATTATGATTGCACGTTATTGGAATGTCATGTTGACCTCGACCTGGAAGGTTACGAGGACATGAATGAGGACGGTGAACCTACTGGAATCAAGGTTCCTTACATCGTCACTTTGTCGCAAGACAATGGTCAGGTTCTAGCCATCCGTCGGAACTACGACGAGGATGACGAGTCTCGACAAAAAGTACAGTATTTTACGCATTTTAAATTTTTGCCAGGTTTTGGGTTTTACGGGCTAGGTTTGATCCACACGATTGGTGGTCTGTCGCGCACGGCTACCGCAGCGCTGCGGCAATTAATTGATGCTGGGACGCTCAGTAATTTGCCTGCCGGATTCAAGGCTCGAGGTCTGCGTATCAGGGACGATGACGATCCTTTGCAGCCTGGCGAGTTCCGGGATGTAGATGCTCCAGGTGGAGCGATACGCGATAGCTTGATGCCATTGCCTTTCAAAGGACCCGATCCCACCTTATTTAATTTGCTTGGCTTTGTCGTGCAAGCAGGACAACGGTTTGCCACGATTACCGACTTGAAAGTTGGCGATGGTAACCAGTCAGCAGCAGTCGGCACGACGATTGCGATGCTCGAGCAGGGTTCGCGGGTGATGAGCGCCGTGCATAAGCGTTTGCATTACGCAATGAAAAAAGAATTCCGTATTTTGGCGCGGGTTATGCACGAAAGCTTGCCGCAAAAATACCCGTACACGGTGACGGGGGCCGAAGAAGATGTCATGCGCGAAGATTTTGATGATCGCATTGACGTAATTCCTGTCAGTAACCCGAATGTATTCAGTCAAGCGCAACGTATTATGTTAGCGCAAACGAAATTGCAGTTAGCGGGCTCTGCCCCGGACTTGCACAACATGCCGGAGATTTTCCGAGACATGTACGAAGCTTTGGGTATTACTGACGTAGAACGAATCATGAAATCTGCGCCTAAAGACGAGGCGGTTGCGAAAGATCCGATCCAAGAAAACATCGATTCTATAGAAATGCTGGCGCTCAAAGTGTTCCCCGGTCAGAATCATGACGCGCACATTATGACACACCTTACTTTCTCTATTGGACCGATGGCTTCAGCGTCCCCACCGATTGCGGTAGCTTTGCAAAAACATATTATGGAACATGTCAAAGTGCAGGCGCAGGAACAAGCACAAATCGCTATGGAGCAGCAACAAATCGCCGGCGGGACAGCCTCTGAACTTGAAATGGAATCGTTGATTGCCCAATTCGAGGCGCAGGGAATGCAAAAACTGAAAGAAATGTCTGCGCAATTGACTGGTCAGGGCCAACCGGACCCACTAATTGAGTTAAAACAGCAAGAATTGCAACAAAAAGCTCAAAAAGAAGCCGCAGATACTCAAATAGATCTGCAAAAACTGGGTCTGGAGCAACAAAATCAAGAAACAAGGGCAGCACAATTCCAGCAACGGCTTGCTTCACAAGAAAAACAAACTGGTGCTAGAATAAATGCGGCTCTTGAACGAGAACTTTTGAAAAAGGAACGGTAATAATGGCAAGAACAGTCAAATTTGAGGGTAAAACGCCGGCTAATCCGCCAAAAGCGGTTGATTTTGCACAAATCGATGATCAGGGGCGCATACCTTATGGAAAAACAGCCGACGTAGCAATACCGGAGAAACTCGAGGTGTTGACGGCGCGTGGCATGGGCGCGGCGAAAAAAGGCGGCGGCTATCTAGGATATAAGTAGTGCCCTTAAAGCCCGGTCGCCAGCCGAAAGTGATTAACGCAAACATCTCAAAGCTTATGAAAGAAGGTTATAAGCATAAGCAGGCGGTGGCGATTGCGTTACAACAAGCCGGTAAGAACAGGAAGAAAAAAACATGATGGGTTTACAAGCAGGCATCGGTAGTTTCTTGAGTCCGCGTCCTATGCGACAAGGAGGATCTCCTACTTATGGGGCAGATTTTAGAGGCACGGCTCGAAGGCAATTCGACACTGATCTCTCTGGTGGAACCTGGAGTATTTTCAACCCCGGCAGAAAAGTGAAACTAGATGATCAGGGTAATCCTATCTATGATTATACAAAAAGCTTCGAAGAAGCGGTTGGACCGCGTCCGAAGGAACCAGAAAGTGGGGATTTCAAAGAATTGGAAACTTATGGTATTAACGTTTCTAATTATGAGCTTGCAAAAAACACTTGGGAATCGATGACACCCGAAGAACGAGAACGGGAATTTATGGCGGTGTATAGTCGAAATGTGAGTAATGTCAGTAAAGGCGATCCTGCGAACGAAGTGCCGAGTGTCGGCGTCATTGGCGACCTCCCTGGAGGCGATACGGACGGTAAGCCGGATCCTTTTGTTCCGATAACGATGCGAGACATAAGAGTCGCGTCGAACGTAGGGCCTAATTTAGAGAATCAAATGGTGGACCGATTACCTACAAACCCTTTCAATCCGCCGGCAACGCCTGAAAAACAATTCGTGTTACCACAACCCATTTTTATTCCGGCCCCCCTGCCTGACCAGAAAACGGGTATGACTTTAGCCTCTGACGCTTTGATAGGGGGATTTGCGCCGACTCCAAACGCGTGATAAGATTTTATCAGAGTTTGAAAGATTATATGCGACATGGATGAAATTTTTATTGCCGAGGCGGTGTATCGGATTATACGAGAAAGACGCCAGGCAGTAATCGATTTGTTAATTTATAATAATGTAAACTCAATGGAACAATATCGTGGCTTGATGGGCAATTTAGATGCCCTCAATCACGTGGAACAGGAACTCTCCAACCTGCTAGATAAACAGGAGCAATCGGATGACTGAAGAAGCAAGCGTTACGAACTTAGAACAGGCTTATCAACAAGAGCCGTTTTTTCTCAACCCAGACACTTTACCGGATTCATTGCTTGAAAGGATGCCCTCCCCAACAGGATGGCGCGTTTTGATTCTGCCTTATCGAGGTCAAGGAAAAACCGAGGGCGGTATTCTTTTGGCTCATGAGACACAAGAACGCACAAACGTCAATACGCAAGTCGGTTACGTGTTGAAAATGGGTCCATTGGCTTACCAGGATACCGAAAAGTTTCCAGATGGGGCTTGGTGTCAAGAAAAACAATGGGTAATGTTTGCTCGCTACGCGGGGTCCAGGTTTGAAATAGATGGTGGAGAGGTAAGGATTCTGAATGATGACGAAATCTTAGCCACTATTCTCGATCCCAACGATATTAAACAAACGTAGAGGTACTGATGTCAGAACAAACGCAAGTAGATTTAGATTTAGAGGGTGAAGAAGAAGCTGTCGTTGATTTGCCCGGTTCGGAAGAGGTAGAGCAAGCTCCTGTAGAGGAAACGCCCGTAGAGGATAATTACGAAAAGGCGGAAAACTCTACACAGAAACGTATCAATCGCCTCACGAAGAAAATGAGAGAGTCTGAGCGGCAATCTGACGCCGCTCTTCAATACGCGCAGGAAGTTCAAAAAGAAAATGAGGCTTTGAAGCAAAGACTTAACGCGCTTGACAATAATTATGTCGATCAATATTCAGGCCGGGTGGAAAGTGAACTAGCGCAAGCGGAAAGTGAATTAGCGCAAGCGGTCGAACTGGCAGATTCCAAAGCGGTCGTTGCAGCCCAAAGAAAGCTTACTAATTTAGCGATAGAGGCAGACCGCGCAAACCAAGCAAAAAATAGGCAAAAAGCACAACAAGAACAAGTACAAGCCGCTCCGGCACAGGCTGCTGCGCCAGCGGTACAGCAACCTCAACAACCAGCAAGGCCCGACCCAAAAGCGGAAGCTTGGGCCTCAAAAAACCCTTGGTTCGGTGAAAACGAAGCGATGACATATGCTGCTTTTGGTATTCACAAAAAATTAATTGAGGAAGAAGGGTTTGATCCGCAGAGCGATGAATATTACAATGAACTTGATAGGCAGATTGCGACGGCGTTTAACACACAGCCAGAAGAATCTGCTACAGTGGTTGATACCGGCAAACGACCCGCCCAGACGGTAGCCGGTGCAACTAGAACGAAAAAATCTGGGCGCAGTGGGAAAAAGGTTCGACTCACCCCGAGCCAAGTTGCAATAGCAAAGAAATTGGGTGTGCCGCTTGAAGAATATGCGAAACACGTGAAGGAGTAAAACTTAAATGGAACAAACTGAAATGACTGTTAAAAGAACTCCCCGCGCTAAACAAACTAGGGAGAACCAAAGTGTAAGAAAACCTTGGGCTCCACCGTCTATGTTAGATGCACCACCTGCTCCTGAAGGTTTTGTTCATCGTTGGATCCGTGCTGAGACGCGAGGTTTTGACGATACAAAAAATGTCAGCGCAAAATTAAGAGAAGGTTGGACGCTAGTGCGCTCCGACGAATATCCCGATTTTGAACTTCCCGTTGTGGAATCAGGTAAATACGAAGGTGTGTTTGGTGTTGGCGGGCTTCTCCTCGCAAGATTGCCAAAAGAAACGGCTGACGAAAGGAACCAGTATTTTGCACAACGCAATGCTGACCAAATGGAAGCGTTAGATCATGACATGATGCGAGAGAATGCACACTCAACTATGACGATTAGTAAACCTGATCGTCAATCTCGTGTAACCTTCGGTGGTCCACAAAAGTAGGACTGCCTCATATAGGAGTAAGATAAAATGGCAAATAGTACAACCGCCTATGGTCTTCGTCCTATCGGGCTAAACGGAAGTGCAACTAATTCCACTGGGGTAACTCAGTACGAAATTGCTTCTAACAACACTAATGCAATTTATCAATATGGCATTGTCGTCCCCACATCTGGTGGTGTAATAGACCAAGCAGGTGCAACAGACGGCGGTACGACGCAAGCATTAGGTGTCCTGATGGGCGTTGAATATCAAGACTCGGCTCAGAAAAAGCCAGTCTTTATCAATTATTGGCCGGGAGCTAACTCTGTCAGCGTTGACACAAATTTCCCTGTGAAAGCGTTTGTTGCAGATAATCCTAACCAACTTTTTAAAGTCGCAAGTGATGCGACGTTAACAGATAGAGCAACAGGTTTGACTGCTATCTTCGCTAACGCCACACTTGGTACTTCGGCCCGTACTGGTTCTGACAGCACGGGGGTTTCTAACTCTGCATTGAGTGTTTCATCGATTGCTACGACTGCTACTCTTGCGTTACGCATTGTCGGTATTATGGACGACCCTGCTAACGAAGATTATAGCGCCGCAGGAATCCCTTTGATCGTAAGATTAAATGCTCATTTCAATGCACCAACAAGCCGATTCGATTCGCAGACTACTGCGACATCGACGGGCATTTAAGGAGGTCTGTAAATGGCTATTTCTCGCGCACAATTAGCGAAAGAGCTAGAACCAGGCCTTAATGCCTTGTTCGGGCTTGAATATGATCGTTACGAAAACGAACACGCGGAAATTTACGAAGAGGAATCTTCCGACCGCGCTTTCGAAGAGGAAGTAATGTTGGGTGGTTTCTCCACCGCGCCTGTGAAAGGTGAAGGCACTGCTATCTCGTTTGATGACGCTCAAGAAACATATACGGCTCGTTACACGCACGATACTATTGCGTTAGCGTTCTCAATAACGGAAGAAGCTATCGAAGATAATCTCTACGATAGACTTGCCTCTCGTTACACCAAGGCTTTAGCTAGATCAATGGCTCAAACCAAGCAGATTAAAGCTGCCGCTGTTTTGAACAATGCTTTTAGCACAGGAAGTCCTATTGGTGACGGTGCCGCGTTATGTTCTTCTGCACACCCCTCTTTGTCTGGTAACCAGAGAAATCTTTTAACTACACCTGCTGATTTGAATGAAACTTCACTTGAGCAAATGTTAATCGATATTGCTGGCCTCACAGACGAGCGTGGTTTGAAGATTGCCGTTCGTGGCACAAAATTAATTATTCCGAAAGAACTGCAATTCATTGCAGAACGAGTGATTAATTCTAACCTGCGATCTGGTACTGCGGATAACGACATTAATGCCGTGAAAGCAATGGGCATGTTGCCTGAAGGAGCGGTTGTTAACCACTTCTTGACAGACACAGATGCCTTTTTCATAAAAACTGATGCGCCTAACGGTTTTAAATACTTCAACCGTTCGCCCATCAAAACGCAAATGGAAGGTGATTTTGACACCGGAAATATGCGGTTTAAGGCACGGGAACGTTATTCGTTCGGTGTGTCAGACTGGCGTTGTGTCTTCGGGACTCCTGGAGCCTAACGAAGGTCTTATGGAAAAATTAGAAGGGCGGCTTTTGTCGCCCTTTCTTTTTACGGTAGTTTTGTTATTATTTTCATATCCTGACAGTCACATGGGGTGACTGACACTAGCCACGACAGGAGAAAATTATGGCTGTTCATTTTACTGGTCCCATCCTTTTTGCCGGTAAGGATTCCCCACGTAAGTGGTTTGCGGATCTTCCGGTCTCTACAAATCCTGATTTTGTCACTTACATGGACGATTTTACTGGTATCACCTTAGATACCACTAATGATTGGACGTTAATCAAAGATTCAAGTGCTACCGCAGCTTTGGGCGCTGATGCAGAAAGCGGCACATTGGTTCTCACTTCACAAGCGACGACCGATAACGACGGTGCTTCTGTTCAGGGCAACGAAATTTTTGCGGTCTCAAGTGGTCGCGACATTTGGTTTGAGACAAAAGTCAAAGTCGGTGACTCCGAGGGTAGTGCAATCGAACTTTGTGTCGGCTTGACCGTCAATTTCGCCACTAATCCCGAGGCGATGTTAACCGCCGCTGATAGAATCGTCTTCCAAGTCGATGACGGAGATACGAACATTGATTGTGTCACTGAAAAAGATGGCACAGCGACTACGACAGACTCTGGAGTGGACATCGCAGACGATACCTTTGTCACTTTGGGTTTTCATGTGACCGACGCCGCAAAAGTCGAGTTTTTTGTAAACAGAAACTTGGTGGCTACGCACACTGAAAACATCCCAGATGATGAAAATTTAGCGATTGGTGCGATGGAATTGTCTGGTTCAGCGACCGGAACCAAGTCCGCAACCGTTGATTATTTATTCGCGTGTCAAACCCGGTAAGGTATTGAAAAATGGCTGAAAAAAAACGTGCTAGAGGTAAAGGCGGAAAGTTTCTTGCAGATGATCCGGATACGCCTGAAAACGAGGCCTGGGTAGAAGAAACTAAGCCCAAGGCAAAAACCAAGCCAAAAGCAAAAACAAAATCAGCTAAAACTGCTGCGCTTCCCCCCGTGGGAAGTGCGCAATACAAAGCTTTGCTTTTGCGCGGTGAAATAAAGGAGTAAACAATGGCAGGTTCAGATGTAAAAGCTGTCTTTATTACTGCTGATACAAATGCGGTGGACGCCGCATCTGTCGCAGCGGCTGCTAGACCTAACACAGACTTCACTATTGACGGGACCGACGCTTCTGGGGGCAGTGTTACGTTTGCGGCAGGGCGAATAATTACCGCGACTACAGCCGGAACAGGAGACAATGGAAAAACAGTAACAATTACGGGAACCGATGTGAATGGAGATGCCCAGACAGAGACAATCACTCTTACTGGATCCGCCACAGCACATGCCGGTACAAAGTATTTCAAAACTGTGACAGCGGCAAGTGCCTCAGCACAACCTGCGGCTAATGTTTCTATCGGGATGGCAGCCGGTGCCGCAGACGTGATTTTCGCGGGCAGGAGTCGATTGAAAGGTGCGTACATTGTCAACAGCGGGACGGCTGGGACGTTGGATTTTTTGACGACTTCACCGACGGGTACCTCGATCATGAAACTTGGCACAGTAGCGAGTGCAACGGTCACTCGGGATGTGCATATACCCGAAGAAGGCGTTTTGTTTACTGCTGGTGTGTACGTGCAATACGACGTGGCAACGTTTACCACTATTACGGCTTTCCACGCTTAATGGTCTAGACATGGCTACGACAAAAAACGTCAAACGTTTACCCTCTGGCCGATTACAGTATCGTGGCGAAACTTTCAGTGGTTACAACAAGCCAAAAAGGACACCTGGAAAAACTAAAAAAAGTGCGGTATTGGCAAAAAAAGGAAACGAAGTCAAATTAGTGCGCTTCGGAGACCCAAACATGACGATAAAAAAAGCACAGCCTGGTCGTAGAAAAAATTTTCGGGCTCGACACAACTGCGATACTGCCAAAGATAAATTTACGGCCAGGTATTGGTCTTGTAAGGCTTGGTAAAATGGATACGGATGATTTGCTTAATCGTTTGATCACGCATGAAAAAGAGTGCGGGTTGCGATATCAAAGAATTGAAGAACGGCTGAACGAACAAAAACAAACGTTAGCAAGCTTGGACGTAAAAATTTGGGGTTTGGCTGGATTGATAATTGTTACTCCCTTTGTGAATAAAATTTTCTTATGAAAAACAATAAGTTACCAAAAGGCTTAACTTACTTTCGAAAAGGCGGGAGTGCCTCAAAAAAATCAAAGGGGAGCAAAATTTGCCCCGAAGGTAAGGCATGGGCTAAAAGAACCTTTGATACCTATCCCTCTGCCTACGCGAATTTAGCGGCCTCAAAATATTGTAAAGACCCCAATTACGCCAAGAAAGCGAAAGGCGGTAAACGTAAAGGTAGATAAATGGGTGAGCTAAAAAAATGGCTGGATCAAGACTGGGTGAGGATAGATTCTTCCGGCAATATTGTGGGAAAGTGTGGGACTTCCAAAGATACGAAAAAACCCGATAGATGCTTGCCTCGAAGTAAAGCTGAAAGTTTATCGAAAGCCGAAAGGGCAGCTACTGCAAAGAAAAAGAAAAGATCAAAGAAAACCGTAGTTGCAAACACCAAAAAAGCGAAAGTAAGAAACCTCAGAGAGGGTGGAGCAATAGCTCGAGGGTGTGGCGCCATTTTAAGTGACCGTCGAAAATTCACCAAAGGGGCAGTTAAAACATGACTTTTTTGACCAACAACCCCTTAGAAAAAGCAGTCATCGAAGAACTTAAAGACTGGACACAAGTGGGTCTCGCAATGCCTAATGAGTATTTCAACGGCTTGCCCGCGTGTCCTTTTGCACAGAAAGCTTGGGCAGAGGAAAAGGTTGCGGTTGTTTTTAATTATGAAAAAAATTGGCAACCTTTGTATTCAGCGATTTCCCAGTTCGATGATAACTTTGACATGGCGATTGTGGTTAACTTTGGGGACCTGGGAGTTTCCTCGGATTTACACGAATATCTGGGGCTTTTGAACCAGGCCGTGTCGGACGGCATTTTTATTGATAAAGACATTTGGTTAATGGGGTATCACCCGGATGACGATGAAGCAGAGTTTGTTACCGAAACAATGGTGGTCGAGGGTCTTGCAGAAGAAGAGTACTCGATGGTTTTCGTGCAAAGACTTTCTAAAATACAAGAAGCTGCTTACAAATTAGTTCACAAAGGATATTATTCACATTATTTGAATGACGAATTGTTTTGTGAACAATACGCAAAGAGAGAGCAATTTTATCAACTTTTGAGGAGTGACGAAGATGGCTGCAATGAAAAAGCAAAGACCTGTCAAAAAAGGACGAGGCGGGGCAATGAAGAAGCAGAAACCCGTAGCGATGCGTGGGGGTGGTTCACCGAAGCGTATGAAAAAAGGTGGCGACACGGGAATGAGCGTAAGTCAGCTTAGAGCCGCTGCGAAACAAAAAGGTTACAAGCTGGTTAAAGAGTAATGGCGACTTCGGGTAGCACTGATTTCGAATTAGATGTCACCGAGTACATCGAAGAAGCTTTTGAACGTTGTGGTCTAGAGGTTCGGACTGGATACGATTTGAAAACCGCGAGAAGGTCTCTAAATCTTATGCTGGCCGATTGGGCAAACAGAGGCCTGAACCAATGGACAATAGAGCAAAAAACACAAGCTTTGACGCAAGGTGATGGTGAATATTCTTTAGGCACCGACATAATCGATATTTTATCGGTAGTCGTGCGTCGAGATGGAACAGATTTCTCTTTGTTACGTTTGAGCAGGGACGAGTTTCTTACCATCCCGAATAAAACGACGCAATCGAGACCAAATCAGTTTTTTCTTGATCGCCAAGTGACGCCTAATCTGAAAATTTGGCCGCTACCCGAAAACAGCACGGATGTTTTGGTCTACGATGCTCTGACAAGAATCCAAGATGCGGATACTTATATCAACACGATGGAAGTACCCTTCCGATTTTATCCTTGTTTAGCGGCAGGTTTAGCCTACTATTTATCTGTGAAACGAGCGCCCGAGCGAGTGCAGTTGTTGAAATCGATTTACGAAGAAGAGTTTGAAAGGGCGGCCACGGAAGATAGAGACCGTTCCTCTTTTAACGTCGTTCCCAAATACGAATATTACAGAGTAGGTTGATGGCTAAATTTGCTTCAGGTAAAAACGCTTACGCCATATCGGATCGTTCTGGTCAACGATATCGTTATCGTTTGATGAAAAGAGAATGGAACGGTTTACTGGTTGGACCTGATGAGTATGAGCCCAAACAACCCCAGCTTGGTCCTTTCAGGACAGTTAAAGACCCGCAAGCTCTGCAAAATGCCCGACCAGATAGGGTAGAGCCTCTCAGGGTGTTTGTCGGAGTTCGCACAGTCCCCGACCCTGAACCTGCCCTACTGGTCGTAAACGCAGTCGTGGGCGACGTAACGGTGACTACCTCATGAGTTTTACATTTGCAGAACTAAAAACAGCTATCCAAGACTACACCGAATACGATGAGTCCGGGTTTGTAACTAACTTACCGGTTTTTATCCGTCAAGCCGAGGAGCGCATCTTAAAAAACGTCCAATTAAGTTTTTTCAGAAAAAATGCCACTGGATTATTTTCGTCGGGCAATAAATATTTGGCCTGTCCCACAGACTTTTTGGCTCCTTACTCGCTTTCTTTTATAAATTCTTCGAGCGAGCATGTTTTTTTAGAGTTTAAAGACCCCAATTTTGTACAGACAATGAACCCTAATGCTTCAACGACAGGGGCCCCCAGGTTTTATGCGCAATTTGACGTGGACAATTTTATTATCGGTCCCACCCCGAATGATAATTTGAACGCAGAGTTGCATTATTTTTATCGTCCAGCCAGCTTGACGGCGGGAGCAGATGGCGGTACGACATGGTTGAGCACAAACGCGGATGTTGCGCTGCTTTATGGTTGTTTATTGGAGGCTTACATCTATATGAAAGGAGAGCCGGATTTAATATCTTTGTACGATAAACGTTTCGTAGAAGCTTTGACCTCTCTTAAAATGTTTGGGGAAGCAAAAGAAGTCACTGATGAATACATGACAGGTAAAGTAATAAGGCAGAAACAATAATGTTTGCAGTAAATTTACAAAATGAAGTAGGCTCTGTTGAAGTGCAAACCACTGAAAATAGAGGACATACACCGGAAGAATTAGCGGCTTTTGCGGTGAAAAAAATAATCGAAATTTCTGACGATGCTGATCCTGTATTGAAAGAACAAGCGGTTGCTTTTCGAGAAAGAATGTATTGGGTGATCGTGCATACGGCAAGACAAGCAATCTTGAGTGATCGCACGACTCTTGCTAACCAGGCAGAAAGACAAGGCCAAATTGAACTGGCAAATATTTTGAGGAATTTATAATGGCAATCACACAAGCAATGTGTACTTCTTTCAAACAAGAACTGTTACAAGGGATACACAATTTCACGAACGGTAGCGGCGGCGGCACTACAACCTCTACGGGTACCGGTAATGCTTTTAAATTAGCTTTATACACCAGTAGTGCGACTTTAAGTGCCTCGACTACCGCTTTTACCAGCAGTAACGAAGCTTCTGGCACCGGATATAGCTCGGGGGGCGGAGCGTTGACCAATGTTACACCGACAACCTCCAGCACTACGGCTCTTACAGACTTTGCGGATTTGACTTTTGGGAGCTCCTCTATTACCGCAAGAGGAGCCATGATCTATAACTCAAGCACTACCGCTGGTTCTGCTAACCGGGCGGTGTTAATACTAGACTTTGGATCTGATAAAACGTCTTCTTCAGGGGACTTTACAATTCAGTTCCCGACCGCAGATTCAAGTAGTGCAATAATTAGGATTGCGTAATGTCCGACGTTACTATTTTCTTTTCCGGCTACAACAGTATTACGCAAGGCTACAACGAAGGTGGATACGAATCCGATGTAGCTTTTACTGGTTTGACGAGTGCCTTGGGCACGGCAACAGCGTTAGCAGGGGTATTGGTTTCAGTATCTGGTTTAGCGGCAGTAACCTCAGAGGGATCCGTTACCGTAACAACAGGCTCCGGTGCCACAATAGAACTAACAGGACTTGCCGCAACAAGTGGTATTGGTTCGGTTAATATCTGGGGTCCAATAGACCCAAGTCAAACACCAAGTTGGACCAACGAAACTCCCTCACAATCTCCGAATTGGACAGAAATAGCGGCGTAAATTATGGCAGCAACGTTTGTAAATAATTTAAGAGTAGCGGAACCAGCAGATGGCGATGCTGATTGGGGCACTACGACAAATGCTTCGCTTGAATTAATTGGTGAAGCGCTTGGCATTGGCGAAGAAGGGATTACAACCAATGCCGATACGCACACTTCTACTGTAGCTGATGGTTCTACTGATCCTGCACGAGCACTCCACTTAAAATATACAGGCACTTTAGATTCTGCCTGTACGATTACGATTGCCCCAAACACATTGAAGCGGGTACAAATCATCGAAAATGCCACCAGTGGTAGCCAATCAATCATTATTAAACAAGGCTCTGGTGCGACAGTCACGATAACCAATGGCACCAAACGTATTGTGTATTTGGACGGGGCAGGATCTGGCGCAGCCGTGGTCGATGTCACCGCTGCCGCTTTCGGATCGCAAGCATTCTATGTGCCATCAGGCTCGACAGGCAACAGACCCACAGGTGTTGCAGGAGCTTTTCGTTACAACAGTACGACAGGCGCTTTTGAAGGATATACAGATTCTTGGGGCGATATTGGTGGTTCGGGTGCAACCAGTGTATCGCTTACGGAAGCAACAGGAGATGGCAGTACCACGGCATTTACGCTGTCAACCGCACCGGGGTCAGAGAACAATACCCAAGTATTTATTGATGGTGTCTACCAAGAAAAAGGTACCTATGCTGTTTCTGGAACGACATTAACTTTCAGCACGGCTCCTCCAAATGGCAGCAGTGTGGAGGTAACAGGGTTTTCAGAGTCTTCCGTAGGAACGCCCGGTGATGGCACAGTCACCACCGCTAAACTAGCAGATGATGCAGTGACCGCTGCAAAACT